TTAGCAAAAGGGTTTTACTTTTTGGGATTTATAAACGACCACATGGTCATAAGACAGAAGACCTGGACCAGGGGCGTAGATTTTTAGGAGGAAACAGATGAGGCATAGAACCCAGGAAGAGATCGAAGCATACATAGACGGATACAACGCCTGCTTTGATAGTTTCTGCGCACTTTTACAAGGAGACCAGATGGAACCGGAAGCAGCCATACGACAAATGAAAATTTATTTGTTAGGCGTCAACGGATCCTCACAAAAAGAGAGAAAAACGAAATTCTATCCGGCATAAAAGGAATTGTAATTCTAAATCAAAAGGTTGTTGGGTAAGGTGGGCGAAGATGAAAGCAATGGAGCAGATGAAAGGAGAAGCAGATGGAAAATAGATTTGTCATAATTCATTGTCCTTATACAGGAAGAAATTATATTTACACCAAAACAATTGTTAACGGCAAGATTTGTGTTGATATAGTAAGGATTGATTAGGAGAAAAGATATTTGTTATCTCAACAGATAAGGAAGAAAGGGAGGTAAGGAATGATACAAGCAATTAATGAAGGGCAACTGGCCCTCAGATTACCAAACGAACCTATACATAAACGAGTGCATCCACGTAGCAACAGAAGCGATAAAGGAGAGGACAGATGAGATTAATAGACGCTGACAAATTAAGCTTACACCTGGCAGATTGGGCCATGGCAGAAGCACCGGACGAGAGGACACCAAACAAGGCGAAGGAATACACAGCAAAGGACATGCAGCAGATGATCTACAGAACGATAAAAGAAGCCATAAAAGCTGTTGATAAGGCACCGACAGTATACGTCAGAGAAAAAGGACTCCGAATAAAATCGGGAACGTTAGTGGCAGATAAAACATTCGGAGAGATGATGAAAAGAAAGAGAAAGGAGCCGTACATACCGCCCTGCATAGAACCCGGAGCATTGGATGGAATAAATATGCAAGTGGTCGAATTGCCAATAACCCCGGTGTTCGAATTCACACCGATAAAACCCAGGAAGAAAGAACCCGATCCATTGGAGGAACAAAGCATAGACTTTGAAAAAATCCAGGAAGCATACGACAAGCTCGTGGCAGCAGAACCGGAAGTGGTCGAGATAAACGAATGGCAGATGTGCGAAGCAGGATACAGACTCGCACTCCTGCAAGCCAGAGAAGCAATAGAAGCAGAATTTAGAAGCACAGAGGATCCTGGATTCAAAAAAATAGCGCCAGGACTTCTGATAGCCAGGGCCAAAATTAAGGAGATGGAAAAGCTATGACGAACCAGGAAGCGAAAGACCAGCTGATAAAAGAGCGGGATAAATTGAGGGAGATAATAGACACGATAAGCCGTCCCTTCGAAGCAAACATAACCATCCAGGCGTTAGACGTAGCAATACAGAGCCTGGAAGGAAAAGACATGAAAGAAGCCCTGGAGAATTTAAAGCAGCAGATCGGAAAGCTCACGGAATTTAACACAGACCTGGAATACTTCGCAGGATACAACAAGGGGCTCGACGATTGCCTGCTTTTGATTGAGGTCTTAAAACAAGAAAAAAATTTGAAAAATTCTGTTTAATTTTGTATAATTAGAGAGGAAAAGCATGGACAAAGCAGAGGAAATGCACATAGCGGAAATGGACCGCTTAAGAAAAGCCATACAAAAAACCGAGAGCCCCTACCTCAAAAGGGACTACCAGAAAAAAATCAGATCCATGGAAAAAGAACTGGAAGAATACAGGAGATATCGATATGGACATTAGGAACATCACCGAAGAATGGGCAGAGATTGGAGCCAAGGTCATAGAGGAAGAGGACTCCCTCGTAGACGTTCGCAACAGCCAGGCAACAATCGTTTATTTGACAAGCGAAGTCAAGAAGATGAACGCAGGAAAGAAGGTCTGCGCACAATGCGAGAAGGTACCCGATAAATTCAAATGGGGCATCCCCGCAGATTTCACAATAACCGTTTTTTTACCAAACGTCGAAGGATTCACAGAAGAACAACAGAGGATCCTGATGTTTCACGAATTGCTCCACGTAGGCGTGGAATTTAACGCAGACGGAACCGAGACCTACAGCGTGAAGCCTCACGATTATGAGGACTTCAAAGAGATAATAGACAGATACGGAACGGAATGGAGCAACGCAGATGAATAAAGAATTTAAAACGATGAAGCTCAAGGACATAGTGCCCTACGAGAACAACCCACGAATCAACGAAGAAGCGGTCGCCTACGTTGAGGAAAGCATGAAGCAATGCGAGAACATCGATCCAATAGAGGTCGACGAAGACAACGTGATCCTGAGCGGACACACCAGACTCATAGCACTTAAACGCCTCGGATATAAAGACACCGAGGTGCTCGTCGTTTCAGGGTTGACAGAAGAGCAGAAACGAAAATATAGAATCTTAGCAAACAAGACCGCAGAGATCGCACAATGGGATTTTGAAAAATTGGAGAAGGAGCTCGAAGGCCTCGACTTTGACGGTTTCGATTTTGGGTTTGATTTCCCGGAAGAAGAAGAGAAGGAACCGGAGATAATCGAAGACCTGGTACCCGAAGAGACAGAACCCATAGCAAAGCAGGGAGACATCTGGATACTCGGACGCCACAAACTCCTCTGCGGAGATTGCACCAAGGAAGAGAACCTCGATAAGCTGATGGAAGGAGAGGCAGCAGACCTACTCCTGACGGATCCACCCTACAACGTAAACTACGAAGGAGGAACCGGAAAGAAAATCGAGAACGACAACATGGAATCTTCAAAGTTCCAGGAATTCCTATACGACGCATTCAGAAACGCATGCCGAGTTTTGAAAGAAGGCGGCGCCTTTTATATTTGGTACGCCAGCCGAGAGGTCGTCAATTTTTCAACCGCACTCGAAAGAGCGGGACTCCAGGTGCGCCAGGAATTAATCTGGAACAAAAACGCCCTCGTTTTAGGCCGCCAGGATTACCAATGGAAGCACGAACCCTGCCTCTACGGATGGAAAGAAGGAGCAGCGCACTACTTCATAAACGACAGAACCCTGACGACCGTCCAGGAAGAGGAAATAGATCCCACCAAGATGAAGAAGGAAGAGCTCGTGAAACTTTTACAGCAGATCCTCGGAAAAGACGTCCCCACAACCGTGATAAACGAGGACAGACCGAGCAGAAGCGAAGAGCATCCGACCATGAAGCCGATAAAGCTCATCGCAAGACAAGTCAGGAATTCAACCAAGCAGGACGAGACGGTCCTGGATTTATTCGGAGGAAGCGGAAGCACGCTCATCGCATGCGAACAACTCGGAAGGACATGCAGAACGATGGAGCTATCCGAGCATTACTGCGACGTCATAATCCAGCGATACATCAACCTAAAGGAAAGCACCAAGGACGTGTACCGCATCAGAGACGGAAAGAAAACAGCCTACGATAAAGTCTTTAAATAAAAGCCGAGAACAGCGAAGAAGCGCTCCTCGAAGAACGGAGGTAAACAATGGCAAGAACCGGAAGACCAAGAAAAGAGATAGACGAAGAACAATTTATAAGCCTTTGCAATTTGCAATGCACCCTGGAGGAAATAGCGGGCTTTTTTAAGTGCTCCGAAGACACCATCGAGCGCTGGTGCAAACGCAAATTCGATCTAAATTTTGCGGAGGCTTTCAAAAAATATTCTGCCGGAGGACGCATAAGTCTGCGCAGGGCACAATTCAAGCTCGCAGAGAAGAACGCAGCAATGGCGATATTCCTCGGCAAGAATTACCTGGGCCAGACAGACCGCATCGAACAGATCGTAACGCAGATAGAAGACCTCACACCACTGGCGGATTTGATAAATGCAGACGACACAAACGATTGAATGGGCACCGTTCAGTAAAAAGCACAAGGATTATATAAGGCATGCGCTCAAGAACAAAATGAGCGTAGCGGAAGGAGCCATCCGAAGTGGAAAGACCATCGACCACTGCATCATTGCAGCGATGTACCTGGAGACATGCCCAGACGTTATACACCTGGCCAGCGGAAGCACGATAGGAAACGCAAAGCTGAACATCGGCGTCTGCAACGGGTACGGATTAGAGCACCTATTCAAAGGGAGATGCCACTGGGGCAAATTCCGAGACAACGAAGCGCTCTACATCGCAACGAAGACCGGACAGAAGGTCGTCATATTTGCAGGAGGAGCGAAGGCAGACTCATATAAGAGGATCCTGGGAAATTCATACGGATTGTGGATCGCAACCGAGATAAACGAACACTACGACTCGGAGGATTCCAGGACGAGCTTTATAAAGGTCGCCTTCGGACGACAGGTAGCGGCGAAGAACCCGATGGTGCTCTGGGACCTCAACCCATGCAACCCAGGACACAAGATATACAAGGATTACATAGACGCCTACAAGACCGGATACGTGGGAGGATACCAATACGAGCACTTCACGATAGCAGACAACCTCTCGATTACCGAAGAGAGAAGGCGAGAGATTGAGAGCCAATACGTGAAGGGAAGCATCTGGTACCGCCGAGACATTCTCGGAGAGCGATGCATCGCAGAAGGCCTCGTATACCCGATGTACGAGAAGGCAATCCAGGAAGAACCGAAGCCGATATACGACATAAACGGAAGGCAGCTGAACGCACCGAGCGAATACGTCATAGCGATGGACTACGGAACGCAAAATGCATTTGCGGCGTATTTATTTGCAAAATACGAAAGAGCGTGGTACGCTATCCGTGAATATTATTATTCAGGAAGAGAGACCAAGAAGCAAAAGACAGACGGCGAATATTTGCAGGATTTGGTAACCTGGATAACAGACATTTATAACGGCCGGAGAATTCCCACGATTGTGGATCCATCAGCCGCATCATTCATAACCCTTTTGAAGAAGCACGAGCACATGTTCAGCGTTATGAAGGCAGATAACGACGTGGCGGACGGAATCCGAGAGACAGCGAACGCCCTGGACAACGGATACCTATACATCACACCCAGATGCGAGCATTTGAAGGAAGAGCTGAGCGGTTACATTTGGGATCCGAAATCAGAAGAAGATAGACCGGTAAAAGAGAACGACCACGGATGCGACGCCGTGCGTTATTTCGTTAAAACGAAGCACGTGGTGCGAGAAGCCACAAAAAGGAGGAATTAAATGCTAACGTTTCAAGATCTGCAAAAGGCAACCCAGAAGAGCCAGAAGGAAACAATCGACTTTTTACAAACAGCGATTAACAACCACAAGTCCAGCGCTTTATATTCAACGGCACTCGTGGCCGACGAATACAACCGCCACCTGAACCGAACGATAATACAATTCCAAAAGCTTTTATACGAAGCATCAGGACAACCGGTCGTCGATTTGAAGGCGGCGAATTACAAGCTTAGATCTAATTTTTTTAATAGATTCGTTACGCAGCAGAACCAGTACCTCCTCGGAAACGGAGCCAAGTGGAAAGAGGAGACAACCCAGGACGCAATCGGCCAGGATTTCGATACACAACTCCAGGACGCAGGAGAAAAGGCGCTCGTTCATGGCGTGTCCTTCGGTTTTTGGGATATGAACCACATAACCGTTTTTTCATTGCTTGAATTCGTGCCATTTTGGGACGAAGAGACCGGAGCACTCAGAGCAGGCGTGAGATTTTGGCAGATAGACAGCGAACACCCTCTCCGTGCCACACTTTACGAAGAAGACGGATTTACGGAATACATATGGAGACAAGGCCAGGAGGGAGAAGAGCTCGCACCGAAGAGAGCGTACATCCTCAACCTCGAAGGAACCAACGCAGACGGCATGGAAATCCAGGACGGCAAGAATTATCCCGGATTCCCGATTGTTCCCTTGTGGGGCAATAAATACCACCAGAGCGAATTTATAGGCATGCGAGAGAATATCGATTGTTACGATTTGATAAAATCAGGATTCGCAAGCGACATAGACGAGGCCCAGGAGATCTACTGGATTATCCAGAACGCCGGAGGAATGGACGACATAGACCGTGCGGAATTTTTACAGCGATTGAAAGCGCTCAAGGTAGCGAACCTCGACGACGACCAGACCATAGAGGCCAAGACCGTAGAGGTACCGCACGAAGCCAGAGAGAAAATGCTGGAGCGATTAAGAAGCGATTTATACGAGGATTACATGGCACTCGACACGAAGAACCTCGCAAGCGGAGCCGTAACCGCAACCCAGATCGAAGCAGCATACGAACCCATGAACGAAAAGGCAGACAAATACGAGTACTGCATCCTGGAATTCATCGGGCAGATTTTGAAGCTCGCAGGAATTGAAGACAGCCCCACCTTCACAAGAAGCATGGTGGTCAACGTTTCAGAATCGATAAACAACGTCATCGCAGGAGCGCAATACCTAAGCCAGGATTATGTAACAACCAAGATCCTGACACTTCTCGGAGACGGAGACCAGGCAGAAGCCGTACTCTTAGCGATGGACGGAGAAGACATGGGACGATTCGGAGGAGACGATGAGTGATATCGGTCACGAACAGACAGATAAGGAGCTGAAGAAGCTCGAAAAGAAAATAAC